GGAACAACATTTTCCTTCAGCATGGAAAGAATTTCTTAGCATGTTAGATAAACATTAAAAGTACCTGTATACAAACCCAGAGTTAGATCATATAATGATATTAAATCAAACTGGAGGTAGAGACCATGGCTCAAAATCGGGAGATTATTAAGTATCGGGATAAGTATCTTCGATTATTCGGACAAAACTTTCCCAATGAGGAAGTAAAAGTTAAAAATGATGAAGAAGAAGTTGAAGCCATCAAGAAATGTTTGTCAGCTAGCAAGCCAGCAAAGATAGTATTTAATATCGATTACAGAAACGACTACTAGAGGTGTTGACATCATGGGATACAGAGAAACCGCACTTATTACTTACGGAACTAAATGTGAGATTTGTACTTACGGAATTGTAGAAGTTCACCACATCTCATACCAAGAACATCAAGAGGTCGAAGACTATATTCGATACCTGGCTAAAAATGGGAATGACATTTCTAGAGAACTGGAAAAAGCTCGAACATTAGGGTTCCTCTTTTGGGACGGTAGCCAATTAGCGAAAGACGACCGTTCTACTAATTTATCTTGTCTGTGTAGTAACTGCCATTATTTAGTTCACCTCATGAATGTGGGATTAAAGCTATTAAAAGCGATACCTAAAAGAAAATAAATTAGAGGAGCGCTTCTCATGGATATTAGTACTGGTAGATGCCCGACTAAAAAAATAGATTGCGATTGTACAAAAGTATGTGCTAGATTATATGGAGAACAAGTTCGGAAGCTGAGAAGAGAATTATTAGATTGTTCTCCCGATGAGTTTGTAAGAAAGACCAAAGAATTTCATTTATTTGTTAGAAAAGCTGGCTTCACAAAAACCCATAATGATATACCAAAAAACTATCCCAATCCGAATTAAACAAACTCATTTACTTATAAGGGGATAGGGATTATACTCAACTTAACGGGCTATGGGTTTTTTACTAACTTAAAGGTGGTGGTGATCTTGTATTTCCTGAAGTCAAATTCGAGAAAGGCTAGGTGATCACCACATCTCCGAGTTATCGGTAAATAACATTGGGGACCAGACCTACTGATGTCCCACCAAAAAAGCTGATATGGAAATACGCCGACGGGCCAATACGGGAGGAAACAAAAATGGGATTACTTATTCAAGCTTATGTATTTTTAAAATCTTTATTCACTTCATCTTCTGAAGAACCAACTTCAGAAAAGCCTAACTTTCTTTTACCTTTAAACATCCAATTCTTTGCAGATGGAGATGACCCTGAAGGTGATGAGGAAGAAGACGATGCTGACGATGAAGAAGAAAAGCCCTTCGCACAATTCAAAACGAAGGACGAGCTAAACAAACGACTTTCTAGAGCTGAGAAATCTGGAAAGAAAGCATTAGCTAAAGAACTTGGATTTGACTCAATCGAAGCTATGATGGCAGCACATAAAAAGCCAGTAACTAAAGTCGATGAGAAAGATAAAACCAAGGACCAAGTTGATGTGGATAAAATCGTTGAAGATAAACTCAAGGATATGCAAGCAAAAGGCTTTAAACGTATCCTAAACGCCGAGGTAAAGATATTCGCGAAGGAACTCGGATTCGCAGATCATGAAGACGCATTAGCCTTAGCTGATTTATCTGAAGTAAAAGAAAATGATAACGGGGATCTCGAAGGCGTTGAAGACGCTCTTAAAGCACTGGCCGTTAAAAAACCTCATTTACTTAAAACAGCTCCAGAAGGTGGATTTGGTGCTGATATCAAGAACAAAAGAAAGAACGAAAAAGACAATCTTGAAAATATTAAAAAATTGGCTCAAAGCCGAGGAACTCAAACGACTACGGTCAATGATCCTTGGAAACGATAAGGAGGAAAATAAACCATGAACTTACAACCAACAGAACGATTCGAAGTTACTGGAGACGCGGAGATCTTAGCTTCATATGAGGCAATCCGAGAAGTAGTAAATGGTATCACAATCGATTCAGCTGCAGTAGTTGCAGTAGATGGAAAGAAAACAATTCAAAAAGGTATGCCAATGGCTAAGTTAACAGCTAATGGAAAATACGTTCCTTACGCTGCTGCTGGAATTGACGGAAGTGAAAATCCTACGGTAATCCTAAAACGTACTGTGGATGTAACTGACGGAGATCAAATCGTTGGCGGATATGAAATGGCAAAAGTAATTACTGAACGCCTTCCGGTTGCTGTCGACGCTACACTACGAGGCAAAATGCCTTTCATTCAATTCGCTTAATTTTTACCTATCTGAAACTTCGAGGAGGAAAACATAACCATGGCAAATTTTCTATTACGTCTTAACAACATTCAATTCTTTGCTGCACCAGAAGTATTAAATTTAGAACAAGCCCTTACAGGCACGGAGCTTTTAACTTATTCACGAAATCTTGCTACGCCACAGAACTACTTAGCAAACCTATTCTTCCCGTCACAAGAGACTTCTGAATTAACAATCGATGTTATTCGCGAAGGTTCACGCCTTCCAGTAATGGCACAAATTGGTGAACTCGGAACTCAAACAGAATATGGTAGCCGAGAAGGAATGACAGGTTCACGTATCTCTATTCCTAAGATCCAACGCGGACGAGGAATGGATGAAAAATACGTACGCCTATTATTACAAAGTGGTTTACGAGCTAACGAGTTCGCTGAAATTCGCCGTACACAATTGGATGATTCAGCTTATGCAGTTAATGCTATCAAAGCTCGTAAAGAATGGATCGCAATGCAAGCCATCTCTACTGGCGCAGTAGCTTATTCAGAAGGCGGAGTACAATTCACTACTGACTTCGGATATACTAACGAGCAAAAACCTGTATTATCAGGAACTGATTTATGGTCTGATACGGTTAACTCAACGCCTTTACTTGATATTCAAGAATGGGTAAACGCAGGATCTGATCGCGGAATCCAATTCGGACGAGCAATGACTTCTCAACGAATCATCTCGTTACTTTTACAAAATGTGAGCTTACGTAAAGCTTACTTCGGAGACCCATCAGGTACTTCTAATCCACCACAATTAAACAAGTCTCAATTAGACTCAGTATTCCAAGCACAAGGCCTTCCGGTTATGGTTGCTTACGATACTCAAGCTCGAGTTGAAAACAAAGCTTTAGTTAATGGTATGCCATCATTTACTTCGGTTCGCATGATGCCACAAAATCGTTTCGTACTTCTTCCAGATGGTCCACTAGGAAGTTACTTATGGGCTAAAACTACGGAAGAAATGATGAACGAAATTGAAGCTGTCGATACTGACACGGATGGTATCTTCGTATTCCGTAAAGTTAATGAACATCCAATCCGAGTTGAAACAATCGGAGTTAACTTGGCCTTCCCAGCTTTCGGGTATAACGACTCGGTAGTTTCGGCAACTGTAATCGCATAAAAATAATAGACGTCGATTCTTCGGCGTCTCTTTTTTAATCCAAATTAGAGAGGAAGAGAATTCACATGAATTTAGTATCTAAAGGAAATGTAAAACACGATGGAAAATGGTATGAAGACGGGGATAAAATTAGCCAACTGAAAAAAGAAGATGGCCAACGATTAATTGATCTTGGTATCGCTTATGAAGTTGGTACTGAAGATGAAGCACCTGAAACTCCCTCTCCATTAACAGAAGGCGATGAAGATGAGAATCTTAGCTTCGCTGAACTTGAAGACGAAGAGGAAGATGAAGACGAAGAAGAGGACGAAGAAGAGGAAGAAGTTAAGCCTCTTACTAAAGCCCAAATCCGAGCTGCTAATCGTAAGAAAAACAACCAATAAAACGGAAGTAGGTGATGATTATGCCTACAGTTGAAACAGTAGATATGTGGATAACTTTAAACCTACTCGATTCTGAAGCTTGGATTAAATCTGATAAGAAACCCATCGCCTTAATACAAGCGATCCGTAATCTTTCTTATTGGTACCCAGAGACTATATTAACTGATGAGTTTGTTTCTTATCAGGTAGTATGGGAATTACAAGGATTAGATCCGGCACTTAAATATCAGAAGCAAGGAGTAAAAGCTGTTTCTGATAGTGGTGAACGAATTGATTATACAGTCCGAAGTAAGGTAGCTCCTGATATTCTAGATCTTCTAGGTATTCCGGCTTATGAAATCCAAGAAGAAGAACAGGAAAGTCCTCTACAGTACGGAGGCTTTCTAGTATGAGTTTATTCGGTTATCCCGCTGATATTATCCATCACAAAGCCCAACTAGATGCTTGGAATCGAGTTACAGGATTCTCCGAAGTATTTCTAAAAGCTAAAGTTGTGGAAGAACAAAAACTCATTAAAAATTCTAAAGGTGAAGAAGTTCAATCCATGATAGAGGTTCATATCGAAGGATCTCATATCGTTACCATGTTGGATGAATTTGTTTACCAAAAGGATTTAGGAAATGAGATACGATTTCGACCCTTGCATTATGAGGTGAAGAAAAACATCGGGACTGACGATGTAAAGAAGCTGATTATTTATGGCTGATAAATATACCTTTGATATATACGGACTTCGGGAAATGTCAAACGAATTATCCCTATTCGAAAAGGCATTCTTTAAAAACCTCGATGATGTATTATCTAAGCTAGCCGAGATGGTTATAAAAGATGCCAGAAGATTAGCTCCTTTGCTTGGGGGAGATCTCGAAGCTTCATTAGATTTTGATGAAGTAAAAACAAACATCTCCATGATGTATATCGATTTCGGGGTGGTAGCTAGTCCGGAGGTTCAAGGTTACGCTTGGGCTCAACATGAGGGATTTAGAAAAGATAAAAAAACGGGGAAAGTTATCCATTTCTCTCCCGGAGAAGTTACTGAAAGTAAAGGTCCTTACAAAGGATTCACCCCAGGTAAAAAATATCTACAAAATGCTATTACAATAAATGAGTCCTTGGTTTTAGACAGACTAGCCCAGGCCATGAAATTTGGAGGTGGATTATCTTGAAAGCAACGGAATTAATAAGCTACTTAACTCAATTGGGTTTTTCTGTTTATCCAGACCCACATCATATGCCTGAAGTTCCAGAAGCTATGCTTCCATGTCTATTCGTTTTCGGTAGCGGAGGATTTGGAGCTGATGTGGACTTGCCTATCAGATTCCCATCTTTCCAGATTGTGGTCAAAGGTAAAAATGCTAAAATTGATCCTAGTCAAATGGGATTAACAGAGGACACTGCTTCTAATTTAATTGGAGCCTTAGATCAGAGGACCAATTATGTTATTGGGGGTAATACCATTTATTATAGCCGCTCTCAACAATCTAGCCCCATTCCAATCGGACTAGATATAAATGATCACCCAATTTTTTCTACCAATTTTAACTTTAAATTACAAACAGCTTTGAAGGGAGCGAATTAAATTATGGCAGTTGAATATATTGATGTACCTCTAGGCCCTGCAATCGTCGAATATGGAACAGGCGTTGATATGATTACTTTCGATATCACTAAAGGCGGTATCGTTTTTACCTCGGGCTCAACTAAACAAGATATTACAGTAGACCAATACGGAGATACTGTGGTTAAGTCTGTATTCAAAGGACGTACTTGTCAAGTGGTAGTTCCTTTCGCTTTACAAGATTTAGTACGTTTATCTAAAGCTATCCCTAACAGTGAATTATACACAGATGCAACAGATCCTTTAGCTCCGAAATTAAAACTTGAAGTTTACTCAACAGCAGGTTATAATATGACGGCAAATGCTAAGAAGCTAATTATCAAACCTACTGACCCACAGGCTACTGCAAATGATTGGATTGTAATTCCTTTGGCAGCTCCATTAACAGATCCTGAATATACTTACAATGCCGACAACGAACGTATCGCTAACATTACTTTCGCCGGCTATCCGAACCTTACAAATAAAGGTCTCCTTTATATCATGGGTGACGAAACAGTAACTTCAGTATAATTAAATAATCAATAAATCGGGCCTACTATTATGTGGGCCTTTTTTATGTAGAGAGGTGGAAGACTAAATGAATATATTTAAGAAAGTGCTATCTAAAGATGTCGTTCTACTTGGAAACAAGAAAGCCGAAATAAAGAAGCTAACGCCAGCGCTATGGAAAAAAGTATTTAGCTCCTTAGATACTATTCCGGGATTAGTTATGAGTCTTATACAAGCTCCTAGAGAGGATCTGGCTGTATATTTAATCCAGGCCTTTGATATGGCTTTGGACGAAATGCTAGAAATTATCTCAGTCATTACGGGTATTGAAAAAGATTACCTACACGATGAGGCTGGGTTAGACGACCTAATCGAGTATCTGGTATTAACTATTAAAAAGAATCGGATTGATCAAACCGCAAAAAACTTAAAGAGCCTTCTCCTGAAAGAACAAACGGTGCAGACTCCGGAATAACCGAGAAGGCTCCAACCCTAACCATGGAAAAATTTCTACTAGAGGCAAGTTTTATTTTAGGTGTTTCACAAGTCTCTATCGAGAATGATTATTATATGAGAGATATACCCGAATTAATCCAGATGCACTATCGGAAATTGCAATCTGATAAGTTAGCTCAATTACAAACTTTAATTGCATCCAATGGTAGAAATCTGGAAGAGAAAGCCTATGACCAGTATATCAAATCCCTGCTTCCTCCAGAAGCAAATGTGGAAGATAACTTAACATTCAATCGGGATAAATTTGAACAATTAAGAAGAAGACGTTAGGAGGTGGGAATATGGCTCAAAAAGATATTGGAGAATTAAAGGGTCGGATCTCGTTAGAGAACTCGGACTTTAAACAAAAAATGTCTGATGCTCGTAAAGAATTAGATGCCACCGCCAATTCAAGTAAAAACCTTAGCAGGGACTTCAGTTCCATACAAGCAGCCTCTCTGGGAGTTGGAGCAGCCGTCTTAGGAGCCATCGGAGGTTCAGTAAAAGTAGCTGCTGACTTCGAGAAACAAATGAGTCGGGTTAAAGCAATTTCCGGAGCTACTGATGAAGAATTCAAAAAGCTAGAAGCTACAGCATTAGATCTAGGAGCTACGACTTCTAAATCAGCTTCCGAGGTTGCCAAAGGCATGGAAGATTTAGCAGCCATGGGTTTCGATGTTAATGAAGTTATGTCAGCGATGCCAGGGGTAATTTCTGCCGCTGAAGCTTCGGGGTCTGATTTAGCATTAACCGCAGGAGTTGTAGCTGCCGCACTAAATGGATTCCAGATGGAAGCTTCCGAAGCTAGTTATGTGGCCGATGTCCTATCAATGACAGCAAACATATCAGCAGCAAGTATAGACGATATGGGATTCGCACTTAAATATGCTGCTCCTATCGCTAACTCTTTAGGTGTTGGTATAGAAGAATTAGCAGCCTCTGTAGGTATTATGGCTGATGCTGGTATAGAAGGTTCCCAAGCAGGTACCACATTACGAGGTGGACTTATCGCCTTATTGAAACCTGCGGAAAAAACTTCCAAGATGATGGAATCAATGGGAATACAAGTAGAAGATGTAAATGGTAAATTTGTCGGGATGAGCCCACTGATTAAAAACATAAGCGAATCAATGGAAGGTCAAACAGAAGTTCAAAAACTTGCAACTCTTGCCCAATTAGTTGGAACAGAAGCCGCGTCCGGATTCCTAGTATTAATGGAAGCTGGTCCTGATAAAATAGATGAATTTTCAACAGCCCTAGAAAACTCCACCGGATCAGCTAAAGCAGCTGCTGACATCATGATGGATAACTTATCGGGAGCTGTCGAAGAATTCATGGGTTCCTTAGAAACCGTAGGAATTAAATTGGGTCAAGAATTTCTTCCTTTACTTAAAGACCTAGTAGATATGGGAGCTGAATTGATTAATAAATTCGGAGAGATAGATCCAGCTTCGGTTAAGGTAGTTTTAGCCTTTACAGGAATAACAGCAGCAGTAGCTTTTGCCCTATCAACAATCGGTAAATTATCTCTAGCTTTATCTGCCTTTGCCCTTACTCCTGTGGGAGCAGCTATCTTGGGTATATCCTTATTAGTCGGAGTTATCGGAGCCGCTTCTATAGCCCAATCGGCAATGAATGAAGTATCTTTAGAAGCAGCCGAAGCTATGATGACAGAACAATCTGCACTAGATACTAACATCAAAGCTTATGATGCACTAAAAGGCCAGCTGATGCTGTCTACAGACGAGCTAAGTAGATTTGTGGATATTAACTCGTTATTAGCTCAAACTGCCGACCCAGAAATTATAGCTAGACTATCTGAGGAACAAAGATTACTCCAAGAAAAATCTGGATTAACTAACGAAGAATTCGATGAGTTCCTCCGATTAAATGGGGCACTACTTGAAGTCGTACCAGAATCCAATACAGTTCTTACAGAACAAGGTAACATACTCTTAACTAACTCCCATAACGCCAAAGCATTAAATGCCGAGCAACTAGAGAATATTCGGATTGAGCTTGAAGCACAGAAGCTAAAAGCCGAAGCTAATCTTAAACAATATTTAGTGGATGAGAAACGAATCATCTCGGAAATGAATGATCTTAAAAAAGAAATGGCCGGTACAGATGATAAGGCTATAGAAGCCCAATCTAGAAAAGCCAGTCTTACTGCTGACTATTTAATCGCTGAGAAGAATGGCGATGAGTCAGAGATGGCACGATTAAACTTAAAGATTCAAATAGAAAATGCCATCCTTCAAAAATACAAAGAACAGAAATCTGAAACTGCTCAGGAGCTATTACTAAAATCCGAAGAGTTAACTAAAACCCAAGCCAAAATCGGAAAGCTCGATGAGATCAAATACAAGATGGTCCAATTGGAATTAAGCCAAGTAGGAATCAATGCTAAAAAAGGCCAAGAGTTAACTCAGATTGATTCTGCTAAAGCCAAACTTGTCCAACAAAGAGCCGCTCTTGAAAAAATGACTCCTCTCAACCAAAGAAACACCGATGAATATCGAGATGGAGTATCTGCAATTAATAACCAGATTGATTCTCTCGACACAGCCCGATCTAGGATTGTGGGATTAACTGAACAAGCAGGAGTATTAAACGAAGCCCTCAGCAAGAGTATCAATAAATCTGTTATCATCAAAACAGTCGGTAATGCTTCGCTTAAAAATATTCCGGGGATGGATAGACACTCGGGGGGAATCGTAACTGAGAACCCACCTAAACTACATTCCGGAGGACCAGTTGCTAGTATCATGGAGAAGCTCCGTAATGCTCCGCTTCATAACGAGATAGATGTGAGATTACTTAGAAACGAAGCCGTATTAACAGAGTCTCAACAAGCTAATCTTATGCGAATAATAGATGCTGGTAAAACAGGATCAGGTTCTGATATGTCCATGGCCGAAACTAATGGACTTCTTAAAGATATAGCAGCGGCTCTGATGGAAGGTAAAAATGTTAGCATCGTTATGAACGAAAGAATTGTGGGAGCCATGGTACAAGAGCATGTTACTGCTGCCCAACAAAGATCCGATAAAGTATCCAAAGTCTTTAAAGGAGAGAGGTGGTAAAGTATGGGATTTACATTTAATGGGATCAGTAAAAGCTATATAGAATTACTATCTTTGTCCATGAATAGATTAGCTCCTTTAAGTCGACAACTTCTGGAAGTTCCTGGATTACCGGGAGCTCACTTATCAAGAACAAAAACAGAAGTTAGAAAGATTAGTATGCTGGTAGATATTCAGGCTAC